TTATTTTAATTTGCATGTTAACAAAACCAGTTACTAAAAGAACTGCATTACTTAAGAAAAATACAAGTATTTCAGACCAGTTAATGTTTTCCATTAGTTGTAATTAACCTCTGTTTTAGCAGTTTTGAATATTCCTTGAGAAACAACATCATCAACACCAACAACTAAGAAATATCTAGTAGTATTGGGGTCATTTACAATTCTCAACTTGTCATCAAACTTAATATCAACAGCATCAGGGAAAATAAATAAATATTCATCCCTATTAGCTATTCCACCTCCAAGGGGTTCTTCTTGATATTGTTTATGAACAATTCTAGCCTTAGTGGTTAGGAGTATCTTGTAATCATTATATACTCCACCATATTCATCGTTAAATGTTTCTGATCTTAACACTTGAACATTATCAACCATCATATAATTTGCTGATACTGTTCTAAGCCTATTTAATAATGATAGTGGTGTAGGCATTATAATATTCCAAATGATCTATAAGAAGCTGCCATCTTATGACAGTGCTCTATTAATTTATTTAAATCTACTTTTGTTGCACCATCATCAGTGTTAATTAAGTTTGCACATATGGAAGCTTTTCTCATCCATCCTTCCCTTGCACTAGCTCTAACATCATAAACTTCAACATTAGTAAAACCAACGTCATACCAGGTTAATCCAAAATTATTACTATAAGCAGGAAAGCCATCTGGAAAAGCTTGACCAACTGCATAACCAATTTGAGGAAAACTTGGCTCAGTAGTACCGCTAGTACCAGCAATAGCACAACTATAAAGCCTTCCAGTAGGGACGACAGAAACAATTTGATCTCCAACATTATAATATGTAGAAGCTTCCCAAGTGGAGAATCTTTTATGTTCATCAATTAGTTCTCCTAGAGCATTAGAATCTAATTCAGGAAAGCTATCCGCTTGTATCATCCATGATAATTTTTTTATTGCTGCTAAACGTGATAATGGCATAGTCTAATCCTTAAAAGCTTATATATTTATTTTACGATATCTTATAACCATAAAAAAAAGGAGAGGATTTCTCCCCTCCTTTTTTTCTTATCCCCCCAGGATTAGTTGTTAGCAACAAGTACTGCAACAGATCCACATACTGTAGCTGTAGGAAGATCGTGATACTTGAATCCAAATCTTTCTGTAGCTCTGAAGAACAAGGAATCAGAGATGAAACCTGCTTGATCTGATACTTGAATTCTAAGATCACGTCTTGAACCCATAATAGCACCAGTACTCATATTACCAAACAATGCAAGAGCAGTGTCAGCAGCAGGAGTTGGATCAGCACTTAATACCTGAGTGTAAATGACAGGATATCCAAAGAGTGTTGGGTTAGGTCCTGGAGCTGCAGTAAGATCAAAGAAGCCGTTACCACTAAGAGCATCAAGGTCATTACAAACAACTTGTTGGAAGAATGCACGGTTCATATAGAATGCACACTCACCTGGACGATCAGCATACTGAGGAATTGCAGCAGTAAGTTTACGAAGGTCAGCAAGAGTAGTTGCATTCCAGTTACCTGTAACGTCAGCTCCTGTGTAAATCCAACCAGCATTGTTTCCACCGTTTACAGCAGCAATAGCTGAGATAACACCAGTAATACCACCATAAGTTGAAGTTCCATTGCCCGTAAATGTGGCCAAATCTTCATTATAGGCCATAACATGGGCCATGTCAATAGCAAGTTGAGATCCAACATCAACAATGCTGTCTTCATTAAGCTCTGAAGATACCTGTGTAAGAATAGCAAGTTTCTTAGCAAGAATTTCAACGTTAGTAAAGGTAATTTGCGATTGTGTAATGTTAGCATTTTCAGCTGGCCAATAAGCAGTGGTAGATGCACTGTTCTTTGGAACGTTAAGGTTATCAGAACTCATACCCATAACACGAGCATTCTGTCTCATAACACCAAACTGATCACGGAGGAAGATAACTTCTCTTGCAAGAATCTGTGGAACAAGATATCCACCGTCTCCATCTGCAGCTTCATTCTGACCTTTAGTATAATAGCCATTCTCAACTAACCAAGAATGAGCTTTCTTGTCATTACGGCCAACCATTTTAGCCATCTGACCAAAAGCATAACCCATCTTTTCTTTGTCTTGACGTGATTCAGGGCTGAATCCCTTGACGTTTTTATAGGATGAAGATCCTGGAACAATAATATCACTCATTTTTTTTACCTCTGTAGTAGTAGCACTAGGAACAGCTGAAATTGCTTTAATCATTTCTGCTTTTTCTTCTAATGCTTTGTTTTCATCAAGAAGATTTTTTGCTTCTGTAAGATCAGTATCTTCTTGTTCTAAAATATTTGTAGCCTTGATAGCATTTTCTTGTATCTTGGCTTGGATTTCTTCAAGTGTCATAACATTTTCCTTTTAGTCTTGTACTTTGACTAGATCCTATATTTTAAAGCTGTTTTGAGTAGATCTAATCTCAAAGCTTCTTTAGGATCCTTTGTTTTTATTTCTGGTTCACTTGGTATTTCTACATCACGCAGATTTTCCCAAACCAATTTTGCCAATTTTTTACTTTGGCTACGAGAAAGATCTAAAGCATCACGCAGGGATCTTTCACATTCTTTAATATCTTGGGGTTTTTTACCAATGATATTCTTAAAATTTTTCATTTCCATCATCATAGAAGAAGCATCTTCAACGCTTAATTTACTAATAATATCTAAACTTCTATTATGAAATTCTTGGAGTATAGCATTCATTACCATAGGATCGCCAGAAGTTTCATATACACCAACAATGCCTTCTAACATTCTCTTATATAAACAATGCATAACATCAGAGAGTAAATCTTCTTCAATACCATCAAAAACAGAGGAAGAAATTTGTTCAGGAGAGGCACCAATAGCTTCTAATCCTTCTACCATTTCATCTACATTTGATTCTTCCTCATAATCATCATTTTTCATTGGCATAGTGTCAGATAACATCATCATATAATCGCTATATTCTTTATCTTCCATCATTGCTAATTCTTCTCTGCTATAAGGAATAAACCTACCCATATCATCGTAGTATCTTTTTGCTTCTACTTTATTACGATATTCAGCAGGTGTAGGAGTAAGGGAAGCTTCTGCAAGTGTCCATCTCTTAATTTGATAAGATTTACCTGTCTTTTCTCTTTCTACCATATGACTAGCAGAACCAGAAGAAAGACCTAACTTACCCATTTTAGCCATTTCAAAGATCATTTTTGAATATTGATCTGCCATATCTAATTGTCCACGTAACCAAATACCTAAATCATCCATTTTGATTTGAGCATATCCAATTTTATTTGTTTTTAAGATTGGATCCATTCCATGATTATAATAGAGACCAATACCAGCTTCTTTACCATAGGCTAGATCAACACCAAAGTCAGTTGATTTAGTAAAATAATCACCTTCTAAATCAGGATCATTATCCCTACCAAAACGCACAAGATAACCACTTACTAAACCATCACTGCTAACTTTAATAGAATCAAAAAGGAAAGTTTTAAAAGATTTAATTGGATCTGGAATTTTTCTTAATGCATCAGCTCTATGAACGACAGTTTGCTCAGTAAGGAGATCGTTACCTTCACTATCTTTTTGAACTAATTTGATAACATAAGCTGGATCATCAGAAGTACCAGTAAGCGTATAGTCTGATATAGAAGAATTAGCTTCTCCATCAGTTTTTACACTTACAATTTTACCTCTTGCATCGCTACCACTAGTTCCCCAAGAGACAAAATCTCCAACTTTGAGATCTTCTGGTTTTGCTTTTATCATAACTATCCTCAAATTAAATAATCTATTAACTTATTTTACGATAATTAGGATATAAAAAAACATTATAACTTTAATGTTATAATGTTTTTATTGCTATTTAAAGCATGATCAATTCTTTTAATTGCTATTTTTAAGTACTCTTCTGACAATTCTACGCCTATAAAAGAAAATCCTTCTAATACTGCAGCTTTACCAGTAGAGCCAGAACCCATAAAAGGATCAGTAACAATGCTATCTACGCTATTGTCTTCTAATTCTTTTAGTTTTAGAAGACAATCACCAAGGATAAGTTTATACTCCATAAGTGTTCATATGCTCTATAACTCTTTCATCTCTATTACCTGAAAGAATGTGTTTAGCAAATATAATTCTCGCTGATGTAGAGGTATGATCCATCTTCTCCTGGATATATTTCTGATGCCAATCTTCAGCTAATTTTTTTAATTCTTTTATTTCTTCACGTAATTTATTATTATCTGTCAACACTGATTTATAAAGATCATATCCTATAGAAACATTAGAACTATTTCTTCTTTCTGCATTCCTGTATTGCATTTCTATAAATGCAGCTAATCCTTTATCAGCATCATTTAAAATTCCATAATATATCTCATAAACACCTGAAGTTACATATTCAAATCCTGGCAAATCAACACCAAGATAAACTCTAATATGGTTTTTCTGCATTAAAGGTTGAAACTTAACCCAATAAGAATCATTTAGTCTGTATTTATAAGTGTCCCAAAGATCATTGCTATCCTTAAAATACTGATTTACTATTTCTTTAATCTTTTCTGTCATACATACTTCCATGATTTGTATCTTCTAATTTGATTTATATTTCTTCTGCAAACATTAAACAATTCTGAAATTTCTTTATCAGATTTACCTAAGCTTGCCATTTTCCTAATGCTTTTCACATCTTCTACGCTTAACTTTACAGTGTTATGATTACCTGTTAAAACGTTGTCAATTATATTACTTTTTCTAGTGTCTTCTCTAATATGACTTGGATTTACACAGAGCTTATTGTAACAAGAATGGCAACACTCATAACCAGGATTTATAGTTCTACCAAGAGAATATTCTTTTGAAAACTTATGAGCATAAAAGAATTTTCTATTGTGATGTAAATAACCATAACCTGATTTATGTATTTTACCAGTCCATATCCAGCAAGACTCAGAAGCGTCAACTTGTCTTAAGAAGTTATTGTAAGTTTCTTCAGTCATTAAAGTTTCTCAATAATACAATCTTGTCTAATAAACTGTAATGTAATAAATAAGCAGGAACACTAGACTGTTCTAATGTTTCTTCTAATAAATGTAATGACACAACAGCTTTATCAGTGCTCATAATAAATAAAAAGATACAATCATACTTATGAAATTCTACTTTTATCTTATTACCAGCATCTAATATATAAAAAACATTCTTATTAGTGCCAGATAATACTTGTTGTATTAGTTTTTCAAGTTTAATTGGCATATTATCAGCTATATTAGCAGCAATAATATACTTTTCTTTAAGCTTTTCTATCTTACCTTTGAAACATTCCTTACAGTGTGGCATATCTTTCATGTCATAATAGTCTAATAAACCATAAAAAGGTTTAATACTATTACAATTCACACATACATTAGGCAGATTTTTGTTCATTCTTTTCAACAAATTCCTTCTTTTCTTTAGCTGACAACACTAGGAAAGCCTCATATTGGTCTAAAATTCCCTGTACTACGTTGTTAAGCAAAATTCTTCTTGATAACATTCTTTTATGAGAAAATTGAAACAATAATTCTTTCTCTTCTTTACCTATAGTTACCTTCTTAGATGCTGTTGCTAAAACACCAGATAACTTAACAGTAAACTTTATATTATAAAATCCTAATGATTCTAATGCTCTTTTGTCTATAAGTGTATTCATATTTACATTATACCATTTTCTGTTATAAATAATAGTGAGGTATACTTTTATTATGAAGTTTTTTTTGAAGAGCCAAACACCTAATGAGCGTTATAGTTTTAATGTTAAGTGGGATCAATTTGGAAATGTTGTTCACAGGAAAAGTATTGATACTAGTGAAAAGATCCTAATTGATGCGTTTGAGAAAATAATTTTAGAGCTCTTAAGAATTGACAAAGATGTTTTTACTATGATTGAGCTTGGTAGTAATCAGTGTTATTATTCTATCATGTTTAAGGCTATGTGTAAGCATTTTAAGAAGTCTAGTGATGTATTCCTAGTTGAACCAAATCCTGCACACTTAAGTAGAGGAATGGAAAATTTCTCTATGAATAATTACAATGGCTATTTTAACAGTTTGATTATTGGTGAGAAGGAATCGCTAAAAGAAGATTTAGATGTCAGCTCTTTACCAGGAGGAAGTGAATACCTCTTTGGATGTAAAGTTATGACAATTCCTTTTAGACAATTTGTAAAGAATAACCTAAATGAAAACTGTGTTGATGGTGTTGACATTCTTCATATGGATGTTGATTTTGCAGAGATGAGTGTTTTAGAAAGCGGAAAAGAATTATTCGCTGATAAGTTTTTTAAAAAGGTGTTTATATCTACTCATAGCGTTGATCTTCACAATAGAACTAAAAACTTTATGCTAGGTTATGGATACAATTTAATCCATGAAGAAACTAATAATGTTGTTGGAAATGATAGATTACTAGTTTTTTCAGCATAAAAGCTTGCAATCCTATCCTGCTATGGTAATATAACCATAGAGGTAATTATGCAAAGTTTAGATTTCCAAAGTTTATTAAGATTGATTTTAGATAGTGATTTACCAGATGACATTTTACAGAAGGTATTAGCACAAAATGATATTGGTATTATAGATATGGATATTATTTTAGGATATAATAAATCTCAAAAATTATTGGCATAAAAAAAAGATCACATTTTTTAAGTGTGATCTTTTCTTTTATTAAAATAAAGCGATCAAAAATATTATACTGTCTCAGCTAAAGAATTTTCCTTAAGGTAATTGTTCAAAGCTTCTAATATATTTTTTTCATGATTAACAAAAAATAAGATAATGCTTAGTAAATTTCTTTGTTTTACAGGTGTTTTTGCATGTGTAAAGTCATAAATGTTTTTCTTCAAAGCCTTATAAACATCAGCATCACCATCAGAAAATTTAAAGATTTCTGCATACAATTTATCTTTACTACTCATGCATTTACCTTATCATAATCTTGCATATATTTAAATGCCATTGTATAATTATTTTGTTCAATTTGCACGGTTAGTTCTTTTCTATAGGTAGAAAAAAGAGGATTAGAAAAATCTAATCCTCTTTTTTTTTAGCTCTCGTTTCTATCTTTCATTATCTTATTTCTTTGAACTCTTGACCATTCAAATCCAGGTTCTCCTCCCCAAAGAGAATAAGCAATTCTTCCATTACTAGGATATCCATTTTCTCCAGGATTAAATCCTTCTGCTTTTTTATCTACTTGGTGTCTGCTAAAGAAGCTAAACATATCAAGAACATCTTTTTCTGATAAATCTTGTCCTGATGATATTTGTTTAGCCCTACTAAATCCTACATTAGTACCACCACGTTTAAATTCTTCTCTCCAAGCTAATCCTCGTTTTGCTTCATTAACCATTCTTTCATTTGGTTCATAGCTAGACTTTTTTTTTACGTCTAGATCGTCAAAACTTTTATTAGGATTTTGTGTTGAAATGAATAGTGGAGTAGAATCTGGATGATAAACTTGTTCATCAGTAGGATTATAATCATAGCCAATCATATGTTTAGCTTGTGCACGATCAATAATTCCAGCTTTGTATAGTAATTCAGCCTTCTTAGCTTCTTGATAATCATCTTCTCTTAGTGCTTTAATTTCACCAAGATCAAAATCAAAATAATCACCTTCTTGTGTCTCTGTAAATTCAGGAAGAAGATCTTGAGTAATACTTTCTGATAACACTCTAAGTAGGGGAATAACACCATGATCCCAAGCATTCCTAGTAGCTTCTTGAAGGTTGCTATAAGTAGAGTTTTGTAATCCAGCAGAGAGATTTAAAACAAGACAGTTAAGACC